AGAAATCCCCTCTTTTTTTATTTCAAATAATACACAGAATTGCCACAGTCCCATATTCTATCAAAATTCTGCAACAACATATTTTCATATTCACTTTTACCAACATCTACATTTGGTATTTTATGCTTCTGAAATTTATTTCTTGAATGTAGAGTATCATGATCTTTTTTGTGAAAATAGAAATAGTTGGGTAAACTATCATCAAGTTTCTGGAAACCAGCAAGAGTATAACCTTTACCATCTCCATACCTTTTATCTGCATATGTTATACAATCATTGATTCCAATATTTCTAATGAGTTTTGAAATACCGCCAATCACATTGACATCTTTTTTGGTAGTCATTCTCACAATTTCATTTGAGTATTTTTTATTGAATCTGGATTTTCCTATCGATAAAGACATAATCAGTTCATCATCATAGAATAGTCCATAATATGTATTTGCTGGTCTTGTTCCTTGGATATGATTATTCATTTCAAATTCTTTGATATCTTGATAATTCAATTGTTTGAAGATAGTTTTTCTTGCTGCAATTTTGATTTTATTCATTCCTAATTTTGTCGAAAGAATAGATTTCACGATATCCTGTTTATTGAACCATTCATTCTCAAAGATTGTAATGAGTTTGTAATTATTCTCTTCACATAGATTATGTTTATTGAGATGATAATGTCTATCTTTATTACCCCAAGTTTCTGAATGGTAGTATATTCCACAATATTCAATTGCGATATTTTTTTCTGGAATTAGTATATCCAGTTCAAGAGGACTAATTAGGTTTCTATCATTTAGATAGACTGTAAATCCTAGAGATTCAATAAATTTAGCTACTTGTAATTGTCCAACTGAAGATTTGGCAAATTTGGCTTCAATGTTATGAAGTTTGAATAGTTTTTTGATGGTACTCATAGAGCAATTGTAATGTTCGGCAAGACCTGTCATGCATTGTATTTTTTCATAATCATTTTCTATTTCTTGTTTGGATAGAGTGAATCTTTCATTAAATTTGGATTCTTTAATTGTTTTGATTTTTTGTGATAGTGATACTCTTTCTATATTGTGATGTGCTAGCCATTCATAGAAAGTTTTTTGACCTATATTATAAATATTTCGGATATCAGATATTGAAATATTATTGTAAAGGAATTCTAGGTCTTCTTTGGTTGGCATTTCAATTTTTCTGAGATTGAAATCTTGGTTGACTGCCTCTTTATGAGAATAGGTAGGAATTGAATAAACTTTTAGCCATTTTCTGACAGTTGGATTGGATGTTTTGAAATGTCTTGCTGTTTTGGATATGGATTTCACAGAATGATAAATTGTTTCTAGCTCTTGTTTGGTAGGTACAGGATGTTTATGTGACATGAGACAATCTCCATAATAATCAATAGTATATATTAGACTGAAATGTTCTAAATAACAAGATAATATAAATAGAATATATCAATAGTATAGGGATACCGATCTATGTTGACATTCAGAGAATTTTTAAGAGAGTTTTTTCTTTTGGAAGGTGGCAATCTTATAAATCCTGCAACAGGAGAAACTGCATCTCCAATTCCTTTAGAAAATAGAGAAGCAGCTTCAGGAGATATACATGGAATTGTGAATCATTTCAGAGGAATTGCTGGTGTTGCTCCTCTTGAACGTGAACATTTACATAAGTCAACATTCGGATCAACTGAACAAATGACAAATCCTGAAGTATCGACAAAACAGTTAAAAGGTGCGGGTAAAGACGAATTTGGCGATACAGATATAGGTCTTACAAAAAAAGATAAAAACGGTAATCAAATAGATTATGGAAAACATTTAAGAGTTGGAATGGTTGTAGGAAATAGAAAGCTTGTTCATGTTAAAGAAAGCGTCGGTGGTGGTGGACATTATACTTTATGGGAACATGTTGATCATCCTAATGATTCGAAGCGTATGATACAAATTGATATGAATTATGTTGATCATGAAACTGATAAAGATGGACATTATGTACCAACAGCAGCAGAAAAAGATGCAAGGTCTTCTCCATTAAGAGATTTGATGGAAGGACATAAAGGTTATGTCTCTAAATTTGCAAGAATGGCTTTTGCTAAAGTTGGGGGAAAAGAAGTACATCCTATGGGTAAAAAGGGTCCTCAGAATCGTACAATCAACGATGCATATACCTATTCAGTTAATCCTCCGGGTTTAAGACCAACTGCGGGTGAAAACATTTTAGGTTATCATCCAGAAACTGGACTTCCTGTTAAGGAAGAACTACCATCAAAAGGAGCAAAAAGAATTTCTGATCCAAGAGAGCAATTGGAAGAGTTACATAGAGCAAGAGAATTGCCATCACCAACAGAAGAAGATCATGAAAATTATAAATCTTTCGAAGGAATCAAAGACCTTTTAAATAAACATTATTCACCCGAAGATCATCAACAATTTTTTGGTCATATGACTAGAAAATTATTTGGTGAACATACTACCAATAAAAATGGAGAAAAAAGTTTTAAACCAGCGCAATCGGTATATAGATTTGATATCAAAGGCAATCCAGAAAAAGATTTAAGAGGTAAAGATAATGTTGTCAAATCTTTATTCAAATCTTTTCCACATCTTGATACTCAAGAAAATAGAAATCATGTGGCTAAAATAAGAAAAGCATACATTGATCATCACACAACTCGTGCAGCACAAGGTAAAGCTGATGTTGAAGAGGTGTGATAATATAGTCAAATCAAGAACTAGAAAGTAACAAATCATGGCACAGTTTAGAAAAGATACGAACAAATACTTGGGTGATGGTAAAACCATACATGAAGTAGTAATGTTATCAGATAGACTTACTGCATCTGGTACTGCAACTGATGCTTTTGGTAGAATGAGAACGTCAAACCCATACACTTTGTTTGATTCTACTCACAGATACATTGAAAATCCAAAATGGAATACATCTACAAGTGGTACAGCAAATACACAGTATCAAGTGAACGAATCATCTGTAAATATGAATGTTGGTACTACATCTGGCGATAAAGTATATAGAGAAACTAAAAGAGTATTTCATTATCAACCAGGAAAATCATTGTTAGTGATGAACACATTCGTCATGAATGAACAAAAAACAAATGTTAGACAAAGAGTTGGATATTTCAGTACACAAAATGGTGTGTTTTTAGAGAACGATGGAACTGGTAACTATTTTGTTCTCAGATCATATACCTCTGGTGCAGTAGTAGAAACAAGAGTTGCACAATCATCTTGGAATGTAGATAAATTTGATGGAACTGGATACTCTTCACAATCTGGTAGTGGAGAACACGAAGAAGGGCTTGATATCACAAAAACCAACATTCTTTGGTTTGATGTCGAGTGGTTAGGAGTTGGTGATGTAAGATGTGGTTTTGTGGTTGATGGAAGAATGGTAGTAGCCCATGTGTTTCATAATGATAATCTCAAGACAGTGCCCTATATGACAACAGCAATTCTTCCAATTAGATACGAGATTGAAAATACAGGAACGAGTGCATCTGCATCAACTATGAAACAAATCTGCTCTACTGTTATATCGGAAGGCGGATATGAATTAAGAGGAAGACAAAAGTCGATATCAGTTCCTTTAGCATCACCAAAAGATATCCCAACAGCAGGTACATTCGTTCCTATTATTTCTATTAGACTGAAAGATGCATTTCAAGATTCTGTGGTTTTGCCATCAGGACTTAGTTTATTTGGTGTTACAAACAACACAAATTATAGATGGAAAGTTGTTACTGGCGGAACTCTAACAGGTGCATCATGGGTTTCTTTTGGTGCAGATTCATCAGTTGAATATGATTTTACTGCTACTGCAATAACCGGTGGTATAGACAGAACAAGTGGTTATGTGAATGTATCTGCTGGTGCTGGTGCTGCCGAATCATCTTTGAGAAGTTCTGATTTATTTGATTTTCAATTAGAAAGAGATGGATTTCAATCATCTAATACAGGATTTATTTTTTCTCTCGTAGCAACTGGTGCATCAAACGGAAATGATGCTCTAGGCCATATTTCTTGGGAAGAGGTAGCTTGATAATCATTAGAAAGAAAGAATTGGTATTTGTTGGTGTGATATATTACATGCCAGATTACCGAAATCTTTTGAATGAGTTCTACTGGCAATGTGAAGATATAGTACCAGATATACCAAAAGTTCATAAGTTTCTGAACTTCTGGAAAGACAATATTGAAGCAGTCATCAAAGAAGTTCAAGTAAGTTTAGATGGAAAGAATAAATACATTCATACCGATTTTTTCAAGGAACTAAATTGAACAACCATTGGATATATGTAATAGGTGATACTGAGAGTCCTTATAAAATAGGATTTACCAAAGATCCTGAAAAAAGATTGTCTACATTACAAACAGGCAATCCAAAGAAATTGACTATTCATTATAAAGAACAAATTAATGAAAATGAAGTGAAATTCATTGAAAAACAAATACATAAAGAATTGAAAAGAAAACAAATTTATGGTGAATGGTTTGATATTTCTCTTGATGATGCTATAGCAGAAATCAAGTATGCTGTAATCAGATATACAAAGGTAGACTAAATGTCGCAAGAATCGCTCCTGACTAAGATACCAGAAAATACAAGTTTTCTTCAGTCAACGAAGTTCACTTTCACTTTTCCTACTCTACCATTCCTGAGATATTTCAGTCAAACTGCACAGTTACCTAGTGTGACAACATCTCCTGTCCAGGTACCTAATCCATTTTCTGATATGTTCAGACATGGAGATAAACTTGTATATGATCAATTCAATATCACTGCACTTGTTGATGAAGATATCAGAACTTGGGAAGAAACCTATAACTGGCTCAAAGCCCTAACAAAGCCACAAGATTATAATCAATATGTAAGATATTATAATTCTAAAGGCACTCCATATCATGATGCTATTCTGACAGTCAACACAAATGCCAATGTACCAAATTTCAGAGTTCTCTTCAAAGATTGTCATCCAATTTCTTTATCTGCACTTCAGTTTGATAGCAAGATTAATGCAGATAATGCAATAACAATGGACGTGACCTTCAGATATGATTTTTATGAGATTGAAAGACTATAAAAACACTTGACAATTTCTGGAAATCCTTTATAATAGATAGATTGTATTATAGAGGATATATCCATGAAACCACCTGTTACCATCGAATCTCTTTCAAATGAATGGTCACAAGATTCTGTTATCGATCAAACAGAAATCTCTAAAGAATTATCTCGCATTCCCAATCTCCATGCCAAGTATCTAAATATACTATCACATCATAATCTTATCGTCAAGAAACTAAACTATGAATACAACCTACTGAAAAAGGTCAAGACTGAATACTATATGGGAGAATTGAATAATCCTGACGATCTCAAAGAATATGAATGGGAACCATTCCTCAAAAAAGTTCTAAGACAAGACATTCCTCTCTATTTGGATTCTGATCCAGACCTCAATAAAATACTCATCAAAAAAACTATTCATCAAGAAATTGTAGACTACTGTGAAAGAGTCATCAAAGAATTATCGTCAAGAACATGGCAAATGAAATCCATCGTAGATTGGGAAAGGTATATAAAGGGTGGTTAATGTTATCAAAAACAAAAATGAAGTGTACCTTCAAATAGATTGTGAAGAATCTGTTTCATATGAATTAAGAGATCATTTTACCTTTTTTGTCCCCGGCGCCCAGTTCACTCCACAATTTCGTGCTAAGCTTTGGAATGGTAAAATATATCTGTTTGATGTGCGAACAAAATTCATATATAGGGGTCTTCTTCCCCATATAATCAAGTTCTTCAAAGACAGAAACTATTCATATTCTTATGAAGATGATTTTGATACAGCATTCTCTCTCGCTGAAGCCAACACATTTATAGAAAATCTAAATCCAAAATATCAACCTCGAGATTATCAAATTGATGCGTTTGTGTCTGCAATAAGAAAAAAGAGGGCTTTGCTTCTATCTCCAACAGCATCGGGTAAATCATTAATTATTTACCTGATTATCAGATACTTACTACAGACACAAAAAAATGGTCTGATAATTGTACCAAACGTATCTTTGGTGGAACAGTTATATTCAGACTTTCAAGATTATTCACAAAATAATGGATGGAATGTAGAAGACTTTGTTCATAGAATATATCAGGGTCAAGATAAAGATACTCATAAGTGTATAACAATATCCACTTGGCAGTCATTACATAAACTACCACCCAAATATTTCAGTAAATTTGATTTTGTCATTGGAGATGAAGCACATCAATTTAAAGCCAAATCTCTCATTTCAATCATGACAAGTTTAATAAATGCCAAATATAGAATAGGTACCACAGGTACTCTTGATGGTACAAAATGCTTTAGTGGTGATACATTGATATCCACATCGACAGGTAAGAAGTTGATAAAGGATATAGAACCAAATGATTTGGTCTACACGTTGAATGAAACTACATATAATATTGAATTGAAGCCGGTGCTGAATAAGTTCAATAACGGTAATGTTGAAAAGTTGTTACGAATACAAACATCAAAGGGTGAAATCAAGGTTACACATAACCATGACATACTAACACTCGATGGATGGAAAAAAGCAAAAGATTTGACTCTTTCAGACAAAATCATTTCCATAGACTAATGGTGAAAGTCTTATTTGTTATAAATACTACAAATAGGAGAAAAATTGAGATGAATTACAAAAGAATATATAACGAAATAATCGAAAATGCCATATCTCAAAATAGAGAAAGAAACGAAGAAACGTATTATGAAAGCCATCATATATTGCCAAAGTCTTTGGGTGGTTCGGATGATAATGATAACTTAGTATTGTTGACAGGTCGAGAACATTTCTTATGTCATTGGTTACTTTATAGAATGAATAACGGCGATGCTAAAATGAAGATGGGGCATGCGTTTTTCATGATGACTATATCAAGTAAAGACCAAAAGAGGAATACAAGTCGTCTATACGAATATGCTAAGATCGCAAAATCTAAGGCTACTTCTCTACAGTTCAAGGGAAAGTCATTGACAGAAAAACAGAAACAAAGAAGAAAGGGCTCCAATAATCCCAGGGCAAGGAAAGTTATTATAAACTCAATCGAGTTTGGCACCATTAGCGAGTGTGCCCTCTTCTATAAGA